ACAAAACCTTCCTACTACCTTCTTCAATTGTAACGAGGTAAGGTAATTTTATTCCAGTTGGTTCTCCGTCTTCACCAACATCTTCAAAACCTTCTAAATCTAAATTAACGTGGCATTCTAGAATTGTATATAGAGGATCTGTTCTTTGTGACTTTTGAACTCCTTCAATTTCTCTCTCTTTTTCCTTCAGTTCATTTGTAACTGTTCCTGTAGGTTTAGTAAGTTCAATATCAGAATAAAAGCCAGCATACATTTGTTTACGTAAATCATTTTCTGACATTTTAACAACATGAATAACTGCTTCTGCATCATCTAATGATGTAGCTGTATAAGGTACTACAAGATCATCTGCAGGAATAAATTTAGATACTGCTCTACCTAATAAATCATCATAGTAAACTTTTTTAAATGTTGAACCTGATAATGGAAGATAGAATAACATTTGATCAAACTCTGGTTCATACTCACTCATCTGATCCATAATTTGATAGTTCATGAAATTTTTAACACGTTGAGCTTGTTGTTCTTTTTGAGGAGAACTTATTCCCATTACTTGTGTTCTAACCGGGCCATCAGCCGGTAATAATTCTTTATAAGCTAAAGCTTGAAACTGAGTAACCGCTTCTGCTAAAACTGGGTGAGTTGCACCTGAAGCTCCTTGGAAAGGCTGAGTTCTATTTTCGTATTTGAATCCTAATAATTCTAATCCAGTAATATAAGTTCTTTCCCATTCTGCACGGGATAATTTGTATTCCATGTAATCACTTTGTAATTGATTACCAATTGCGTCTGTGTCATCTTCTGGAAGTAATTCGTTTAAGTTTGCAAAGTGGTCATCACCTGCATCAATATTTGTTTGAGACGGATCAAAGTCGATAGTTGCTCCACCATCTTCTTCATCTGTAATTTCTACGGGTCCGCCTGTCTCAACAACTTCGTCAGTTACAACTTCTTCCTGAATATCATTTTCAGGTAAATCTTGTGGACTGCCAACGTTCGGAAGAGATTTATCTATATCTGCCATATTTTTTCTCCTGTATTGGTTTATCTTGTTTTTTGTCTTTAATCAACCCCTGAGAATTTGGTCCTTTCAAAGGTGGAATGCTATCCCATTTAACATGTTTCATGTTTTTTACAAGTGTTGAATTATCTTTAGTCATTATTTTTTTCTCCTTAAATTCATTATTCCACCATGTGCCATATTTGCAACGCCACCAAAATTAGCAACTTCTTGTGTTTTAATTTCATTAGAACGTTTTCCAATTCTTTTAGATTCTGATAAAGCTTTTGCGTCTAACATATCTAATTGAGCTTGACTGTAAAAATCTTCTTTCCCTAAAGGTCCTAAAAGTTTTTTATCATATTCCATTCTGTTTTCCATGGCTCTTACATCAAATCCTTCTTCTTTAGCAGCAAACGCTTGTTGTTCAGGAGATCCATATTTAATTATATCAAAAATATTTTTACCATAAGTGGGACTCATTCTATCATAGTCTTTACCAAAATCTTTTTCTGCTTTATAAATATCCTTGTAGTCATATATATCTGACCCATCTATATCTCCAACACCCTCTGTTTCATTCATTTTATTAAATTTGTTATATGATTTTATTAAATCTTCTTGTTTTTTTAAGCCGCTAACATAATCTGCTGCTAATCCTCTTCTGTCATTTCCTAAAATTTTTCTATTTCTATCCTCATTATATTCTAATTTTTCTCTTTGATTTTTTGGTAACGCATATCTTAATACACTATTAGATAAAGCTTCTTTGTATGTCATACCGTTTTCTAACATGTCATTTGCCACAAACATTCCTTCTAGTGCAATCTCACCCCCTAATCCATAAGGACCCAACCAAGACATTAATTTAGAACCTTTAGCTAATCCTGTTCCAACTCTACGAACAGCATTAAATTTTTTTGCAATTTGTTCAGCTTGTGGTTTATTAAGTTTTCCAGATTTTAACATTTTAGATTCTTCTTTCATTCCTCTCATTGCCTCATCTAAAGAACAAACTCCCGCTGTACCTCCTACATCTTTAGGACAGAACTTCATTAGTTTGTTATGTAAAGGTGTTCCGGATTTAATTTCACCTGCTTGAACCATACTTTTACCCAAAGAAGAAACAAGATCTGTTTTTTTAGTAATGGGAGAAGCAGAGCTTTTAAACATAGGTTTACCAGTTTTATCTGGAGTAATCGAAATTTCATCCAAATAACCCCCATACTTTTTACTAAAATTATTTTTTAATTCATTCATTTTTTCAACTACTTTTGCTTTACCATCTAAACTTTTTGTTATTTCAAATTCCTTGCTCAATTTAATCATGGGTTGATCAAATTGAGTTCTTTTAATTGTAGTATTAAATTTGTCAGAAGTTGGGTTTAGTTTTATGTATTCTATTTCATCAGCATAACCTGCTTCAATTAACGCTTTTGGTATTTTATGATCAAACATAATACTGTTGGAAGAATTTAAAGCTTGTCTAGCTTGTGGCCAACTATTTCTTTGAGCAAATCCTGTTGCTTTTGCAGCTTCTTCAAACATGCTTTTATATTTAGGGTTAACTCTATCTTTTAAATAAGTTATTAATTCAGTAGTTCCTAAAAAAGGCCTCCTAAATAAAGAAACTTGTTTTAACAAATCATCCCCCACTTCTTTTGCAAGAAGTCTAGCAATGGGTCCATCTATTTTTTGATTTAAACCAAATTTTTTAAGAATGGGGCTATTTTTAAACTTGTCTCTTATATCGGGAGTTCTTCTTGAACCTTCTTCTGGTAATATGTTTGTAAGTTCGTTAATAATTTTATTTCTAACATTTTCATTATTTGTATAAATTGCCGTTTTAAAAATCTGGTTTAATTGTTTTCCACTATAAGAAGGTTTAGTTTGACCTCTCATTCCCTGTTCGGACGACCCCATTATATTGGTTCTAAACCAATCACTAAAAGGGACAGATCCAAGTGTTGAACCTCTTTTTCCTAAAACTTCTGTTTTATTGATTTTTTGTATTAAATTATTATCTTTGCCAAAAGTTCTAGTAAATGCTTTTTTAAACTTATCGGGATCTGCATATCTTTTAGAATTTTTTACTATCCAGTTTTCAGCTTGTTTATAAAATTTAGCTTTATTTGGATCTACGGGACGGCCTCTTGTAGTTGCTTGTAGGTGCTCTAACTCTACATAAGCCTCTCTATCATCAAGCAAATTAAAAATCGTTTCTTCGTCCAAACCTGTATTTTTAATAGCTTTGTCAAGGGTACCTCTTCTATTAGTTCTAATCTCAGATATACTTGATTTGTGTTTAGGATCCATTACAAGTGTAATATCATCTTTGGCATAAGCTTTTAAAAGATCATCTGAAAGTTGCTCTATATTTTTTTGAGAATATTCTCTACCTAATTTAATATTTTTAAAGTTAGAAAATTCTTTTTCTTCTAAAATTCTATTTATAGCATTTACTAATCCTGATCTTTGGTTTTTTGATGTTGTTTTAATTTTAGACTGTTGTATTAAATCATCTACTGAATTAGCTGTAAGTGTTTTAGGATCTTGTTTATTCAACCAGTTTCTAAATTGCTTAGTTGCAGTGCTTTCCAGTTTCTTTGCAAATTCCGGAGTTTGTCTTATGCCTGTAATCCTAGCATATTTAATATTATTTTTAGTTGATGAGGGTAGTTTATTATAATCTTCTAAAGTCGACCCTGTATTGTCCATCCAGGTTTCAAGATTAGCTTTTTGTTCTAAAGTCCAATCACTCATCTTAATTTTATGTCTTCCTTCTTTACCACCATACCCGGGCCGTGATCCATCGACCGTGTTGCTTACTAGTTGGCCTTGTGCGTACATGTTCCGTGGTCCAAGGTCCTTGTTCATTGCATCTCTTAGAACAGGGTTCTTGATTATTGGATCATTGGATCTTTCGATCACAAATTTCATTAATTCTTTTTCAGTCACTATTCTCCTAACAAATTAGCTAAGCCACCCGTTGCTTGTTTAGTTCTAGTTGTGTTTTTAAATGTTTGTATAATATCATCACCACTCATTCCCATTTCGTCCATTTTAAAAGTTTGTTCTACCATGGCGATCATATCAGCTTTCATTGTGGGGGATGAAGATGCAATTTGATCTGCAAGGTTCTTATCCATTCCTGGATATTTTAACATAAGATTATCAATCTCTATACTTTTTGCTAAACCTTCCGGAGATGTATCACTTAGTACATCATCAACACCTTGTTTAATTTCATCGTTGACAGAAAGTTTAGTTTTATTCATTTCAGTACCAAGATCAAAAAAAGTTAATTCTTCTATTTCCTCTCTTGTCATTAATCTAGAGTCACCACTTGATTCCATTTCATCAAGTTTCTGTTCTAAAAATCTTTTTCTAGCTGGAGATTTATCACCGGCTTCTGGATCTAGTTTACCCATTTTATATTGTTTATACATATAGTCTTGATAGTCTTTTGCTTCTTTTCTTATTTTGTTTGCAGAGCCAATTGTACCATCAAAATTATAAGCATCTAAATCACCAACGTCTTCCATAAGATCTTGAAACTCATCATCTGTTATCTCTCTTTTAGGATCTGGGTTTCTATCTTTAAATTTACTAAACATTTCTCTATCTAATGTTTTCTGAGGTGTTTTAAGTTTGTCTGCAGTTGTAATTGCATTGTCACCAAATTTTTTCTTAATTAAAGAAGCTAAACCTTCCACTACTTTTTTACCACCCGCATAACCCATTCTGCCACCTTCTGCTTTTCCTTTTCTAATTGCTTCTGGTACTGCTTCGCCTACTTCTTCATATATATCATCGGAAAGACCAGACATCTCATCAAGAACGCTACCTGTTTCAGGCCCATCATTTCTAAGATAAGTAGTTCCCTCTTGATAATCAGGAGAAGATTTAATACCTTTAGCATCATCTATAACTTCTCCGGGTCTGTAACCCATATAACTTTCTTCCGTTACAGGAGAACCATAATAATCCATATCCTCAGCAACTTTAACTCTTTGAATTTCAATTTGACCGGTTGTATTATCTGTTGTCATTTCAAAATCTTTATATTTCTTAACAGTTTGTCTATCAGCTGTTGCAGCTGTTTGAGTTATGTCATCACCCAATGCTTTAATTTTTGCTACTAGTTTAAAAAAGTGTGGAGGAGCTCCACCAGTTGCAGCTTCTTTTGCAACTTCAATTGCAACTTTTTTAGTTGCACCTTTTCCAAGACCCAGTAATCCTGTTTTAAATGCTGCACCGGCTGCGCCTAATCCTGCAAGAATTTTTAAGAATCCACGTCTTCCACCTGTTGCGTAAGGTACTCTAGAGTTAGTATCATCTTCACCTACTAAATAATTTAAGCCTGTTGATGTAGATCCACCTTCTGCAAAAGGTACATCATCCGGATCAGGATCAAGAGGTTTATTTTTTAATCTCTCAATACCTTCTTTGTTTTCTTTTTGTAATCTTTTTTTAATCTGTGCTTCTGTTTCTTTTGTTACATCTTCAAATTGTGCAGGAATTATATTTCCACCTCTGTCTTCGTATAATGCAGGATCTTTTTTTCCTATATTTTTCATTTGTCTTTCAAATAAATCTCCTAGGCCTCTTGTTGTTTGAACTCCATCTATTATTTCTATTTCAGGAGGTTGAGGTCGTGCTTTAGTCCAATCTGTAATTCTTTCACGAGGAAATTCTATAACTTCACCTTTGCCTACTTGTTGAGATGCTTTAAATTTAAGCTGTAATGTTTCTATAGCATTAGGCTCTCGCTTATTAGTTTTTACAAATAGTTCAAATAATTCTGCAAATATTTTTTTCATTAATAATACTCTTTAGTAACAGGTTGTGTAGGTTCATCTAGGTAATCCTCAGGGTGAGTTATAAAACCTCCCTGCCTGAACCGCATAACAGCCATAGTCATAGAATCGACTAAGTCATCATGATCCCCGTGTGGAAATGCTGCACACTCTTCCACTACTTCTTCTGCAAATTTCATATCTGGAGCCCAGATTAAACCTGCTTCGAAAAGTGGTGCACACGTATTTACACGTACGTGCTTATCATTACCACGACTTGGCGTAAAAGTCATCACCGGAATGTCCATTTGTCTCAATTCATGAGTTAAAGGTGTTCCAGATGCTTTTTGCTCAACGATAACCATATCAGGTTTCCAATAATTGTATTGATCCAACGCAACTCTTCTAAGTTCTGGAAATTCATATCTTTCTTTTATAGAATCCATTAAAATTAAATTAGGTTTAGAGTCTGAATCTGGATAAAACACTCCCCAAGTAGTAATTGCACTATAATCGGCAGTTTCTTTTTTTAAAAACGCAGTATCATAGCTTTGAATTACATAATCAACATAAGGAAGCTCATCTTTGTCCCAAATTTGCCACCATTCACGTTTTATTATAGCTCCTTCTTCAGAAGTTGGCTTTTGCATCCATTGTGCATTCCATTTTGCAACGGGTAAAGTTACTTTAACCTTCTCAAGCTCATCTAATTTCCAATATTCAGGCCAAACAGGTTGTTCATCAATAATTGCTGGAAATTCTACCACTTCCCACTGATCGCCTTTAACTTCTTTTTGATTCTTTAATAAAATTCCAGTCAAATCTTTTTTAGACCAACGCGTCATAACTAAAACAATCTGTCCTCCAGGTTGAAGCCTTTGACGTGGACCCGATGTATACCATTCATACGCATTATCAAACGCGTTAAGACTCATTGCGTCTTGCTCCGAGTGAGGATCATCAATAATCAGGAGATCCGCACCACGGCCCGTGATTGCTCCACCAACACCAGCTGCAAAATATTCTCCGCCTTGTGCCGTCTCCCAACGTCCTGCAGCTTGAGAATCTTCTCTTAATCTTGTTTCAAATATTTTAGCATATTCTTCACTATCAATTAGTGTCTTTGCTTTACGACCAAACCTTACTGCAAGTTCTCCTGTGTGAGTTGCTTGAATGATCTTGAGTTTAGGATTACGGCCCACCATCCACGCAGGTAATAGGAATGACGCAAATTCTGACTTTGTATGTCTAGGCGGCATATTCACTATTAGTCTATTAATTTTTTTATTGGCAAGATCGTTAAACTTTTGAGCGATGACTCGGTGGTGAGCACCTTCTATAAAATCAGGCCAAACACATTTAACAAACGACATAAAGTCATTTTTTGCTTTACCTTGAATTTTCTTCTCGGCATGCATTACTTTATATTGTAAAAATTCTTTTCTTATATCAGCAGGAAGCTTACTTATATCTATCTTATTTAAATCCATAAAAATTTTTTATAATTTTTTTTGTCGCACTTTTATAGTGAAGAAGTATTTTATCACCTCTATCTCTCTAAAACAAGCAATATATCCTAAAGCAGTGGGACCCCTTTTTATATAAAGGTGTATCGATCATATAGGTTTGAAGTTGATTCGGTTTCGGTTTAGGTACTAGATGGATTGGGTGGGGTCGGGTGCCTTGATCTATGGTGGGTGCGGCCGCACAACCTGGGGTTGTGTGAGTGTGGTCCAACAGGACCACACATGATGTGATTAGTTAGCCCAAGTATCTAGAGCCTTGGCTCTAATTAGTATGGCAGGGCCAACAACATAGTCCTTACGACCTGTAATATAGTTGTCGTTATCAAATGTATCTTTCCATAACTTACTGGCTTTCTCGTTTAATGGTAAGCCCATTAGTTTGCCCTCTTCATTTAAAAGAAGTAAGTCACCATTTGGAAACGATACAC